TCATCTAAGCGTTCACGCACAGCAAATTCCTTGGGTGGAGGGAATAGTGCTAGCACTGATTCATCTGCTTCTTCTTTTGCTTTTTCATCTTCCGAAAGCAGCGGCAACAGTCGCGGTGCATTTGATACACTGATGAAGCCTTTCACAGCTAGCAAGTATAGCCAAGAACGTCATGCACGCTCATTAGATCCAATGCATTTATTTCAGGGATATAGTTTTGTTGGCCCTGGTACCGAATTACATTTACGTAATCAACTAGAAGATGCAACACCGCTAAATTCATTGGACCGTGCTGCTAAAGCACATGACAATGCGTATGGCAAAGAAGCACAAGAATATTCAGTTGATCGCAACAAGAATAAACATATGCAAAATATTTGGAGTGCAGACAGCAGCTTCATAGCATCAACCTTTCTCAATAGAGATGATCCAATCATGGGTACTATTGGTGCTGGATTGATAGGCATGAAGATGCTGGGAGAAAAAGCTGGACTGCTAGACACTAAAAGATTTTCAGGAATTCAAGATACTCAGCAATCACAGCAGCAGTCAGCGTTAGCTGGTACTGGTAGTTCTACTTTGGGTTCTACTGCGGGTTCTACTGGACGTGGAAGACAACGCACATCTCCATTGATGTCACAGTCAGTGAAAGCTAAAGGTGGTGCTGCATTGAGAGATAAAGAAGTTTGGGATAAGTATTAGAGGAGATAATCATGGGTGTTAGTTCGAGTAGTTTGAATCCGCTAAATATGGTGAAAGAGATTTTCCACAATCCGATCAAAGGAATAATGCACACAGCAATGCTTCCGATGAGATTGGCTGAGAAGTATGTTGAACGTCCATTATTGCATATGATACCTGCCGTTCGACAAGCAAGCCAAGGTCGAAAAGCAATGCAAGCATATCACCAAAATGCAGAAAATATGTACAACGAACAGAGATCTCGAATGGGTGCTGAGCAAGCAAGGATAGCTGGTGAACAGGCGAATCAACAAGGTCGACACAATCGTGGGCTAGCCAGAGCTAATCGTGCCAGAAGTGGTTCGATATTTGGTGATGAAAATGATGTTAGATTGGGAGGTAGATGAGATGGGATGGTCATATGCTTCATCTTCATTTGGAGCACAATATGCAACGCCTGCCCCTGTGTATCCGCAACAAGTGTACGATCGCTATTCTGCTAAGAGACATGCATCCATGGTATCTGAGGTAAACAATGGCTTCATAGCTAAACCTCGTCCACAAAGAAGCGGTCCATCTTTCGGTGGAGAAAAATAGCAGATATTCGATAAGCAGATATTCTACAGAAAATAGCCTACAACAACAATCCAAGGATGGACATGCTGCAAGAACTAGAGCAACTCAAACGTAGGTACAAGAAAGCTCGTACCAAAGCCGATATGTGGGCTCCATTATTTGAGGCTTGCTACCACTATACAGTGCCATCCAGAAACATGTACTATTGGTCCAGCCAGTATCAAGGGGCGATCAAGAACGCAAAGGTGTACGATACCACTGGCATCTCAGGTTTGCGAAATTTCGTATCAAAGATGCAAGCAGGATTATGTCCAACACAATCTCGTTGGTTCTTGTTTGAGTCTGGCGAAACAGTCCCAGAAGAATCCAAAGAAGAATTAAATAAAGCACTGCAAAAATACTCTGAAACCATCTACTACTATTTACGCAAAAGCAATTTCGATGTATGTGTTGCGGAATCATTCTTTGATTTAGGTATAGGCACAGGTTGTTTGATTTGCAATCCTGGAAAAGATGATGATGATCCGTTGGAATTCTACAGCGTACCATTAGCTCGTGTTGCCATTGAAGAAACCATCACCAATACTTTGGAAACAAATTTCCGTTGGTGGGATGAAGTTCGGATGGAAGATGTGTTCGAACTATGGCCGACTGCAAAGTTCACCTCCACGATGTTAGCTCAGTACGAAGAAGATCCAAATGCAGTGGTGAAAACTTTAGTTGAAGGCACAATATATTTTCCAAATAATCCTCCAAAGAAAAAATACAGATATATAGTTTTCTCTGAGAACGATAGCAGCGAATTCATAGTTGATGAATGGCTAGAATCATCTCCATGGATAGTGTTCCGCTGGAGCAAGATAAATAATGAAACTCATGGTAGGGGACCGGTTGTTGATGCGCTGCCAGCTATCATGACATTGAATGAACTAATGAGACTTGAATTTGCATCAGCTAACTTCAATGTTGCCAGGCCTATCATGGCGTACTCAGATGGTGTGTTCAATCCTTTCACTATGCGACTTGAAGCAAATTCGGTGATACCTGTTGCGCCAAACGCTAATGGGCAGTGGCCGCTACAGCCTTTTCCTGACACATCTCCCCCTCAATTCACACAGACATTAGCATTAGATTTACGTCAGCAGATCAATACGTTGTTGTTTGCCAACCCAATAGGACAGGTGCAAGACAGTCCAAGTCGTACCGCGACTGAGTTAATGTTCCGACAAAAGAATTTAGCTGAGGAAATTGGCAGTGCGTTCACACGTCTGCAAAATGAATTCCTTAGCAAAGTGTTGAAGCGTGTTGCGTATATCCTTGAAGCTCGTGGATTGATTGAGAAAATCATGGTGGACAATCGTGTGATCAAGCTTAGCTACAAGTCACCATTGGTTATCGCGCAGGGCAGTCAGGATGTGCAGTCATTTATTCAGTGGTTCCAGCTGATGCAAGGTGTGCAAGGTGCTGAAAATGCGATAGTGAATTTGAGGCCAGAAAGATTTGCTCATTGGAGCGCAAACAAGATGGGTGTGGATTCCGATCCAATAATTCCTGAAAAAGAATTAGCTAGATTCTTTGGAGAACAATCCGAGAAACAGCAAGAGCAAGAAATGATGATGATGGAACAACAGCAAGCACAAGCACAGCAACAGCAAGGAGGTGGTGGTGGCGCACAATAATGGCGAATATTTCAATCCATTGATCATGGCTGAAGAACCAGAGGCGTACAGGCTTTATCGCGAAAAAGCCAGAGATGGGCATAAAGAAGCTGAACAATTGCAATCACTGTGTTGGGAAGTATTTATTGTTTCACCAGCTGGAAAAAAGTTGATGGAAATCTACATGGAGAGATTTGTTATCCCTGCAAAATTCCTACCTACAGATGCTGCTGCTGACAAATTAGCTATGTACTGGGAAGGCTACAAGGATGCAATTCGCGGAATGAAAGATAACGGATTAGCGCACATGAGGCGCATTAGCGGAACTACAACGGCAAGATAAGCGTGTACATATTTGCATAGTGTACCGACAAATACGTAAACCTAAAGTGGACAAATAAGGAGAAAAGTAATCATGGAAGATAATTTAGCTAATATTGGTGTTGCAGAAGGTAATGTACCCACTGAAACAACTACGATAGTGCCAGAAGCTGTAGCACCACAGTGGTATGTAGATGAAGGTGTGCCAGGAGCAGGTGCCCGCCCTGAATACTTGGAAGAAAAATATGGATACGTGATGGCTAAGCAAGCTAAGGCGTACAAGGATGCACAGAAGTTGCTAGGAACATTACGTCCAGCACCAGAGGAATATGATTTCGGCGAAAACCAAGAATATATAGATAAAGAAAATCATCACATCAAAGATTTCGTTATCTATGCAAAAGAAAACAAAATTCAGCAAGAAACATTTGGCAAAGTGATCAATACGTTGATTGACTACGATAAATCCAAACAGCCAAACACATCTGATGAAATTGCAAAACTTGGCACAGATGGCGTGCAAAAAATAAATACATTGCAGAACTGGATCAAGAACAACCTAACACCTGAATCAGCAAAAGCATTGGAAAAATTGCCAGTGAGAGCTGAGGTTGTGTTGATGCTTGATGAGGTTCGCCAATTGCACATGAACACATTAGCGAAAATACCTGCTGATACACAAAAGGGTCCAGCATTTAGCCCAATATCAAAGGCTGAGATTGAAGCTGAAATGTATGCAAATTATCCAAGATACCAAAATGACCCTGCATATAGAGCACAAATATCAGCAAAATTCTCGCAATTGATGAGTGCGAGTAAGGAATGAATATGCAAGAAGCTGTTAGAGTTTGTTTGCCTGATGCTGAACGTCAACCATGCGAAGTATACACTCGCGTGATGGGATACATTCGGCCAACAACTGAATTCAACAAAGGCAAGCAAGCCGAGTATGCTGAAAGAAAGCATTACACATTTCCTTGCAGTTGCGAATAAATAGTGCAACAAGCATGTTGAATTCCTGAAAACTGCTATACTAGATTATCACGCATCAAGCAATGAAGCGGATACTCATGTACGAGCAGACC